AGATCGTAGGCCCCCGCCATTACGCGAACCGATCCCGAACCATTAAACGAATTAGAAACACCAACCCGAAACAATAATTGAGTTGAATTATTATTCAATTGGCGAATATCGGCCCCAAGCCCCGGGAATACTAATTCAAAGCGGGTGTATTGCCCGCCATAACTTGAAAACTCTTTCAATTGAATATCTTGTAAAGCTTGGCGGGGTAAAGTTGCCTCGGCCCCCTCGCAAACCATATCAAAAATTGGTTTATTCGGTGCGATACCATAACGCGAGCCGACTATACCCAATTCGTTAAAATTATCGGTGCGACGAATAACACGGCCTATTGATTTATCAATTTGTTTCGCCGTTCCCGTTTCATGGTTTTTGCAATAGATAGGTTCGGCCACGGCGTCAAAATCGGTTTTATCCGATAACGTCGGGAACGTTACCCCCGCCGCATTGTTTAAGCTTGCCACGTTATGGCCATTTAATTGCGTTGCGTTCTTGTTAGTTTCAAAATTTAAAATGTTCATTTTATTACCTCGTTTAGCTAGTTAACACGGGGCACCACGCCCCGATATTTTTTGATTATACACTTACTCGGGCCATAGTAAAGCACTAATTAAGCCCGAGTAATTACCATTATTAAAGCTGGCTTGCCCAAACGAGCACAAAATACCAAAATACACAAAAGCCGATTGCCCGGTATAAACCCCCCATTAAACGGCCCTCGCTATAATCTCGGCCGCGTTCTTTTTTTGCGAACCGTGAACCACGGCGGCAATATTACGGGCCTTAATTCCCGAGCCCTTGCACAACCCGCAAGCCTCGCAAGTTGTTTTTAAACCGCCCTCGGGGGTTGCGGGGCATAGTATTTCACCCGCCACAATATCGGCGGGGCTCGCTATGGTTCGGAACGTTCGGAACCCCTCGGCCCAAAATTCGCGGGCTTGGGCTAGGGTATCGGCCGAGGCCATACAAAAGCGAGTAAATTCTCGGCGGTTATCTTTTGACGTTCCCGCCTCGTTTAATTGGTGGGTGTAGCCCGTGAAAGTTTCGGCCTCGGCTAATAACTCGGCCCAAATATGCGAGGGAACCGCCATAGGATCGCCATAGGCCCCCGCCCTTATTTTTTGCCCTCGGCCGTATCTCTTTAACTCGGCCGTGTTAACCGTCGGATATATGCCCCGATGGTATGATTTAAAAACCGAATTCGGGGCTTGTATTAAATTTACATAACAACCCCGCCCCGTTGCGTATCCCTTGGGGTTATTATTTGCGCGGCCTCGCAATGGGCAATTTCCACATATTGAATAATCGGCCCCCGTTCTATTTGCCGTTATCGGGTCAATATCTCGGGCAATTATCCAAACTTGAACCATGCCCCCCGTTTTTCGGTTATTGCTTCCAACCGTCGCAATTGCCACAATTGGGGCCCCGTCCAATTCGCTCGGCCCGTCATATAGTACGGCCCCATTAATTGCGCCCGTTCTTTTAAATGGTGTTTTCGTTTTCATGTTTTTACCTCGTTAGCTAGTGAACCTCGGGAACCACCCCAAGGGCCCCGCAAATTGCGGCGGCTTGTTTAATATACATGAAAATTTAAAACGTGCAATAGTTATGGGCCCGAACCAGCCCGAGCAAAAACCAATTTTCTGCCCCACCCAGTGCGTGTGTATATATATGTGTATAACTTGTTAGTGCTCTTACACGTTATGTATTTGTGTATTTGCCGCGCCAGAAGTTTCTTTTCTCTTGACCCAGAACTGATGCTCTGGCAGAGTGAGAAAGTTACAGAATGATAGAAAATTGAAAGTAGAGGATATGGATGAGATTTACACACAAAGAAGCCTTAGAATTAGGAAACGCTCTACTGGATGCCGCCGAGCTCTCACAGAAATGCGAGAAAGGCGTTATGATTACACAAACAGGATCAGGTAGAATGGTAGCAATTCATGGACAAGATGATTGTGGGACACGATATAAGGTAGATCCCCCCATTGTAGAACCAGATTTGTCTGAAGTGAGCATTGCTAGTTAGTATATTGCCGCGCCAGAGACTTTTAGAGGCCCTTCGGGGCCTTTTTTTATGCCAAATTGATATAAAGTTACATAAAAAAACCCCCAGCATGATTCCGAGGGTCAGTCGGTGCTGGGGGCTTATACTTCACTAGCAATGAAGCAAGTTTGGTTGGTAGGGGAACCAACCTATACAATCAGTACACAGGGAGGAAGATGTACTGACACCATAGATGTTACCCTAGTACACTTATAAATGCAACACAGTACATTAATTATTTACTATAATTGACGTATTGAAAAACATTTGTTAGTGTCACTAGATTCCATAAACGAAAAGGTAACAGAATGAAATTGAAATATGTAGAGAAAAGAGCACGGAGTGAAGGCCGTGTAGTTTGGGTTGTTAACCCACCACCGCATCTAAAAGACAACATCCAAGCTGAGTACAAACAGTTTGATGCACTGTCTGAAGCGAACGAATATGCTCAAGAGATCCTTGATGTGTACTCTGACTATAAGAGAGGCATACAAAGGGAGATCCGAGCCGCTGATACGGCAGTCGATGGGTTGATAAACTATTACAAGTCCACGAATGATTACCAAAAGCTGAGTACAAACAGCAAACGGTTCTATAACACCATGATCAAAGAAGCTAGACGCATCTCTTTTAACAATGGTGCCATCTTCGGTGAGATGAAGTCCTCAAATGTCACGCCAGAACACGCTGACAAGCTATATCTGAAGCTACAAGAGCTAAAGAGCCAGCATAGGGCCACTCACGTTTGCAAAGTGCTTCGTAAGATATGGTTTATGGGCATGAGAGCGGGCCGTGTTAAGAACAACCCGTTCCAACGAATGAACCTCAAGGGGCTCAAGCCTCGTGAAGTGCTATGGCAACCTGAACAAGCAGACCTGTTCATTGAAACAGCCGATAAGATGGGCATGAGCTCTATCGGTACACTGGCTCTGTTGTGTTATGACCTATGCCAAAGACCCGGTGATATGAGACACCTGCTTTGGGAAGAGTTTGATGGTGTTACTATCAAGTTTCGTCAAGAAAAGACAGGAACGCCCGTAGAAATACCAGCATCACCTCGTTTGGCCGAGCGTCTTAACAGACTAAAGCCAGAGGGTGTGGCTATCAGATCAGAAATAGTTATCTGTGAAGCTACAGGTAAGCCATTTGATCGTAGGCTGTATTCTAAATGGGCCGCTAGGGTTCGTTTAGCCGCTGGGCTACCACCAGAGCTACAAATCAGAGATTTCAGAAGAACTGGAGCCACCGAAATGGCGGAGTCAGGATGTACTGAAGATGAATTGCGCTCAGTCACAGGCCACCAAAGCCGTGACGTTCTATCAATATATGTCCGCCCAACAATTAAGTTAGCGGCGGCTGGGGTTAACAAAAGATTTCAAGAGAGGAACCTATAAATGAATAATGTTTACTGCACCGCCGCGTGTGACACTCCTAACTGCAACCGTAGATACACAGATGCTGTAAAAGTACGGATGTTGGGTATAAGCATAGCTTTGGCGGATTTTACTGATCACTGCGACGATCACACAATCGATTTCCCACAAGAAATCCCAATGGAGAATAATAATGATTAGTGCAACTTTACTTCGTTGTATGGGGGATGATCTGACCGTAGTTAATGCGGCCAGAGTATCCTTCAATAAAAACCATGAAAAGTTAGAAAGCAAAGATCCAAAGCTGATTAAGTATCTGGCTGAACATAAACACTTCAGTCCCTTCGGTCATTGTTTTGCATCCTTTCATGTTAAGGCTCCAATGTTTGTAGCCCGACAACTTGTTAAACATAAATTTTTAAGATGGTCAGAAGTGTCGCGAAGATATATTTCTGATGATCCTGAATTCTATACTCCTGCACAATGGCGGGGGAAGTCCAAGGATAAGAAGCAGGGCAGTGAAGGCGTTGTTGAGGGTGTTGATGTACAGGCTTCACGAGAACACGCCTTTATACAATATAAGCACCTGTTGAGCATTGGGGTTTGTGAAGAGTTGGCTCGCGGTGAGCTCCCACTGTCCACCATGACGGAATGGCACTGGAGCGGTTCGTTGGATGCATGGGCAGATATGTGCAGACTTCGTTGTGCACCTGACAGTCAACTTGAAACTCAGTTTGTAGCGCAAGAGATATCAGATGATATGCGTAGGCACTTCCCTTACTCGTGGGAAGCTTTGCTAGATCCTGAACTAATGTCGGGGGCTCTATAATGTATTGGTTAATTATACTGACACTGTTGGAAGGGGGTCTGTTCGCTAAACCGATCAAGGCCTTCCCATCTTATGCTGACTGCCAATATGCAATGCATGGGGTAGAAGCGGTAATAAAAGAAGAGCACCAAAATGTAGTGTGCTTAAAAATGAAATCGGAGATTGATTATGAGGCGAGCAAGAAAAACTCCTAGTTTCTCCCCGTGGGATGAACTAAAGATATGTGATTGGTGTGGTAGAAGCACCAGAGGTAGAACGTATGTAGATGAACCTGACGTGGTGTACTGTACATCGTGTCATACCCATCTTGAAGGCAACCCACCAAAGGATGTACTAAAGGATGATGTAGACCGATTCTGTGGTAATAGTTAGTGTCACAGTGTCAAAACTTCCATTTTCTTCAACTCCACTACACTTTTTTATTAATGTGTAATGAAATCAAGAAGTTGGTTGCGGGAGTAGGATTTGAACCTACGACCTTCAGGTTATGGGTTTTACCAATTAAATCAACTGGTTAAGTATAATCGGGGGTGGTAAAGCCCATAACTAGTGTCACAATAAATGTTGACGGATGGTGTTTAGGGGTGTATAACAGCGAGGCCGCTCTGGGGGGCCGAGCTATAGATTTTAGGTTAAGGGATATGTATTCACGAAAAGAACAATATGAAGTAATTAGTCAAGTTAGTGTTAAAGATGATGATACTAAACGAATTAATTGCCCGTTCTGTGGTGGTAAATATACTCTTACAATATCCAAGCGTAATGGATCTCTGATCTGGAATTGTTATAAAGCATCCTGTTCAGCATCAGGTGGTAAACGTGTTGGATATGGATTGGATGCAATCAAACGTAAATTTAATGGGGATACTTCAACAGGTATATACAAACGTGCATATCCCGTACCTGAAGTAAACTCATCTATAGATCATCACGAACACGTTATTAAATACGTTGATGATAATAATTGTCGTAAAGCGTATGATGATGGTGCAATTAAAATCACCTATGACCCAGCTAAAGACCGTACCTTATTTTGGATGAATGAGAATACTGGTGCAGTTGGACGAGCCTTACGAACAGGTATTAAGCCTAAATGGCTCTCATACGGCGACACGCAGGGTATTTTAAGCGTAGGTAGCCAAGATACAGCAATCGTAGTAGAAGACGCCGCCAGTGCTTGTGCAGTCTATGCCACTAGCAAGTACACAGGAGTGGCATTACTTGGTACAAATATCTCCCCATTACAGCGTAAACAGTTGAAGGCCTTTACTAAATTAATTATTTGCCTTGACAAAGATGCCTCTCGTAAGTCAATAGTGTTACTAAGACAGCTACAAGGGGTGGCTGACTGTAAGGTTAAATTTCTTACCAATGATCTAAAATGGTATGATAATTCAGGGATAATTAAATTAGTAGATGGTTAAAAATAGAGAAAATAAAGACGGGTCTTGCCACGGAAGAAAGGCATCTAGCTGGAGTGACCCACATCAAGCTCCTCCAATTCGGTTCTATGTATTATTAGTGTAACCGTGTTAAAAGGATGATTTAAAATGAAATGTAGAGGATTGGTAGTTATTGACTACGATTGCCCGAAAGGGTTCATTGAGGCGGCTGAAGAGCAGAGAAAATTACAAGAAGCCATCGACCAACTTTGTAGAGGCAACCCACGGGTTGTTTACCACGAAGTGGATCTCCGAGAGCGAAGAGGCGATTCAACGCCTGACATTAAAAATATGAAACTTAGATTAAGTTAAAAAAAAATTAAGGGCTAAAACCCTTATGTATCAAGGCCCCGCCACTGAGCGGGGTTTTTTTTGTGAATTTTTCTGTTGCTAGTAGGGGGTACTAGGGCTATAATTGGTGTCGTTACATGACACTAATAAGAGCATAACAGGCAAATAAAAACATGGAATTACAGATACTTAGGGGACTTTTGTCCCGTGAATTTTATATTGATAACAAGAGTAGTCTTAGTCCAAAACTCTTTGAGGAAGAGTTAAAAGAGGTGTTTCAAAGCATTTCTGAGGGGCATGAAAAATATGAACACGATTTAAAGATAAACGATGTTCAAGCCATTTGGCTGAAGAATAACCCCGTAGCAACAAGATCCGAGAAAGATATTATTTCTGATCTACTACAGGGCATAGAAAGAGAGGAGCCGTTATCGAATGGCATAGCCTCAGATTATCTTAAAGAATTATGGAAGCGTCACGTTGGGCATAAGATTGCCAACATGGGCATTGAGCTCACTGAAGGCGTACCAGATGCAATGTCTCGCCTTACCTCATTACTTGAGAATGTGCGTGAAGGTGTAATGCCAAGTGACTTTGGTGATGCTACAACTAAAGACATTGAAGAATTACTCCGAATGACATCTGATGATGCTCGTTGGAAATTTAATATAAACACTCTTGCAAGACACGTTTATGGCATTGGGCCCGCAGAATTCGGGACAATCTTTGCATTACCAGAGACAGGTAAATCAGCCTTTGCAATCTCAATTGTTTGCGGCCCCGGTGGTTTTTGCGAACAGGGTGCAAAGGTTTTGTATTTAGGTAACGAGGAAGAGACTAAGCGTACAATGCTTAGAGCTATGCAAGCTTGGAGCGGCATGACCCGTGAAGAGATTGTAACTGACCCTCGCTCTGCAACCAATAGATTTACGGCAATCCAAGATCGTCTTGAAATGAAAGACATTCAAGAGTGGGATCTACAAAAGATTGAATCATACATTGAGCACATGAATGCAGACGTGGTGGTGATCGATCAAGGAGACAAGGTTCACATCAATGGCACCTTCTCAGCATCCCACGAACGCCTCAGAGAACTATACAGATCTTTGCGTGAGTTAGCCAAGCGTCAGCAATGTGCAGTCATAACCGTATCTCAAGCATCCAATGAAGCTCGGGGCCGTACTCGTTTATCGGGCTTCGATATGGAAGGATCTAAGATTGGTAAGATGGCGGAACTAGATCTGTGTATTGGCATTGGCAAACATGAAGCTGGTGACGTTGATGATACTGATCCTGATAACACTCGTTATCTAACCGTATCCAAAAACAAATTATCGGGGTGGCACGGCACAGTCATATGCAACCTACAGCCCGCTATTAGCAGGTATGTGGAGTAAAGCATGGATAAGATATTAAAATATGAGAACATCCAACAAGACGAGATAACTGAAAAAGTATCAACTAACTTTGATTATGATTTCACTGGTATCTCAGAATGTACCGTACCTACCCTAGAAACTTTACCTACGGATTTTGGTATAGGTTTAATTGTTGGCCCATCAGGTAGTGGCAAGTCCACTATGCTTAAACTGTTTGGTAATGAAGAGCACCCTGAATGGCAGGACAATAAAGCCATTGTTTCGCATTTTAGCGGGGCGGAAGAGGCACAGAATAAACTAAGTGCCGTAGGATTAAACAGCGTACCAGCATGGTTCAGGCCATACGAAATACTTTCAACAGGGGAGAAGTACCGAGCTAACTTAGCTAGACAACTAAGCAATGGCGCAGTGGTAGATGAATTCACTAGCGTTGTTGATAGATCAGTTGCTAAGTCTTGTTCGGCCGCATTAAGCAGATACATTAAAAATAGCGATATGCACTCAGTTGTATTTGCGTCTTGTCATTATGACATTATCGAATGGCTAGAGCCTGATTGGGTATATGATACTTTGACAAGGGATTTTCTCCCGAGGGGGTATCTTCGGCGTCCCAACATTGAATTGGAGCTCCTACCTTGCAGGGCAGAGTCGTGGGCAATCTTCCGCGACCATCACTATCTCTCAGGAAACCTCAATAAAAGTGCAAGACACTGGGTATGTCTCTGGGGATCAGATGTCGTTGGATTTACCTCAGTGTTAGCTATGCCAAGCGGAACCCTGAAGAACGCATTCAGAGGCCATAGAACTGTCGTACTACCTGATTACCAAGGCTTGGGTATTGGTGTTCGTATGAGTGACGCCATTGGCGAGATACATCTCAAAGAAGGCAAACGATACTACAGTAAAACCACCCACCCAAGAATGGGGGAGTACCGTAACAGATCCAATAAATGGCGAGCTACTTCCAAAAATATGAAGATGCGTTGTGCCGCTGGTAAAAACAAAAATTTAGATTGGATGCCTAGAAGTGTCTTCTCTTACTCACACGAATATGTGGGGGAGCAAGCAAGTGAAATTTAAACTCACTAGGCAAGATAGCCATACATCAGAAATTATGGGGGCGGATACTGTAGCTCTTTGTAAGTTACAAGGTTTCAACCCCCGACTTGAGAATGAGAGACAGTCCAGAGAAGAGGCTAATGCATTCGGCTACAAAGCTGAGTTTGCCGTAGCCAGACTGTTTGATGTTGAGCCACCAGTTATCAACGTACTGTCAGATGGCGGTGTTGATCTATGGATGGACGATACTCCTGTCGATGTAAAATTCACAAACGAAGAACAAGGCCCGTTGATCTTTGATAGTATGCAAAAGTTTCGGGCTGAAATCGCCATCTTGGTTGGCCGTACAGATGATGATGATGTGATGTCGATTAACGGCTGGGTCACTCGAAAAGAGTTTAAAGCATCCGCAGGAAAGCATGACTTCGGTTATGGTGAGCGGTTGTTTATGAGCCACACGGAAATGAATCCGATACAAGATTTGTGGCATTTTTTAGCAGAAAGGAAATGGGGAGTTGTATGAGAGTAGTAGTATTTGATTTAGAAACAACCGTTCAGCGGGATACAGGATCAATTGATAATAGCCCGTTTCATCCAAAGAATAGGATGGTGAGTGCTCACTGGCTTATTATTGAGGATGGGGTAATTGGGGATGTTCACAGTAGAGTGTTCCATCATAACGAAATCGAAAAATCTGATTCACCAGATGATTTTATTCAGGCACTGAAGTCAGCCGCAATTGGCGTGGCCCACAATGCAAAATTCGATTTGTTATATTGTATGGAAGCTGGGTTACCTATCCCACCAGAAATGTACTGCACTATGATTGGCGAGTATATCTTCGCACGGGCTCAACCATTATCTAAGTCGCTCAAAGCTACGGCGGAACGACGAGATGTAACTCGTAAGAAATCTGAATTAGTAGATGATTTATTCAAAAGCGGAACAGGGTTTGAGGCTATGCCCTTAGCCACCGTGATTGAATACGCAGAGGCTGATGTTCTGTCTTGTGCTGAGATTTATTTAGATCAGCAAAAAGATCTACTAAAGGAATCAAACAAAGGGCTCACACCCGTATTCACATTGATGAATGAAATGATGATGTTTCTCTGTGAAATAGAGCGCAATGGTATCGCAATAGATATGGATGCTCTTGATAAGGTAGAGAGTGATTTCTACGCAGAGAAGATTAAAATAGAAAAGACACTGAATGACATTGTGACTTCAACGATGGGTGACACTCCTATCAATTTAAACTCAGGCATAGACATGACTAAAGTTGTGTATAGCCGTTACATTGTAGATAAAGAATACCACAAGCGTACCTTTAACATTGGTTTAGGTGCCAATGGTAAGCCCCTTTATCCGCCTCGTATGAGTGCCTCACAGTTTGCTAACACCGTTCGTAAATCTACGCGCAGGGTAATGAAGACTGTTGGTTATCATTGTGATATTTGTGAAGGTAAGGGAAAGATCCAGAAGTACAAAAAGGATGGTACACCGTGGGTCAATCTAACCAAGTGCAAGCCGTGTGATGGTCAAGGTTTTACTCTTACCGAGACAGGTCAAGTAGCGGGTTTAAAGCTCGTACCTGAAGGCCCTCAAGATGCGGCTGTTAATGGATTTAAAACTGATAAACAGACAATCGAACGTTTGCTTGTGCAAGCTCAGACTAAAGATAATCTACAGGCAATAGAATTCTTAACAGGTATTCGTAGGCTCAATGCTATTAATACTTATTTGGATAGTTTTGTTACAGGGATTAAAACCTACACACGTCCTGATGGAATACTACACGCGCAGTTTAATCAGACAACCACTCGTACTGGACGCCTAAGTTCTAGTAATCCTAACTTCCAGAACCAACCACGCGGTGGTACCTTCCCCGTCAGGCGTTGCGTTGTTTCTAGATTTGAAGGCGGTGAGATTGCAGAATGTGACTTCTCCGGTCTTGAATTTAGAGTGGCTGGGGAATTGTCTAGGGATGCTCAAATTATTGATGATATTTTGTCTGGTAAAGACATTCATAAGCAGACTGCTTCGATCATCAATCAAGTACCTGAGTCAGAAATATCTAAAGAAAACAGACAGTTAGCCAAGCAATTTACATTTTCTCCCTTATATGGCGGTTTGGGTATGGGGCAACCCCCACACGTTCAGACGTACTTTAAAGAATACTTTAATATTTATTCTGGTTTGAAGCGATGGCATCAGACCTTGATGGATGGTGTTTTGAAAACAGGCATCGTTCGGATTCCATCTGGACGAGAGTTTTATTTTCCAAACGCTAAACGATTACGCGGGGGAAGGATAACCAATGCTACGGCCGTGGTTAACTACCCTGTGCAATCATTTGCGACAGCGGACATTGTTCCATTGTCGTGCGTTCGCGCTTTGCGTGAATTTAAAAGGCTTGAGCTCAAGTCGAAACTTATCCTCACAGTGCATGACAGCATCGTGGTGGACGTGTTTCCAAACGAGCGAGACAAGGTGGCTAAGGCTCTTAAATGGGCAATGAGTGACGTGTCTGAAGAGCTTGAAGAACGTTTCAATTATAAACCTGTACTCCCTCTAGCGATAGAAATGGAAGCAGGTAAAAATTGGATGGATAAAGCACTAGTTAATGTTGACTAGTGACACTAATAGATGTAAATTATACATCTTACATAGGAGCAAAAATAATATGGGCAATATTGCAGTAATAGAAAAAGCTGAAGAGCAGAAACTGGCGGCACTACTCGGGGCTAATGATAAGCCACAAAAAAGTGCAGATCGACTTCCAATGTTGAAAGTCAACACCATGCGTAAAGACGCGCAGGGGCGGAAGATTGAACAAGGTTTGTTTTACCTTAACGGTATGGATGAACCTGTGTATGCGGAGAACGTGCGTATTCGTGCGCTATCACAATTATTTCAATGGATTCATTATGATCCAGAAGAAAGCAAGGTGGTAAATAAAACTCTACTTATTCCGAACTTCCGTTGTGAAGCCCGTGATATGAAGGGTGATATTCGTTGCGGTAAACCTACTTCTAAAATCTTACGGGAAATGCCGAAAGAGGAACAGAAAAAGTATACTGATATCAAGTGTTTCCGACAACTGCGCGTATTAGTGTCATATACTGGCAAAGATGCGGACGGAAATGAGGTGACTGTCGAGAACGAACCTGCTATAATGTTACTCAAGGGATCGAACTTTAACCCGTTTGAAGACGAGTTTATTAAGACAATCCCACGAGGAGCGAATTTCTACGATTACTGGTGTGATGTAAGTGCTGAAGAGCTACAGAATGGCTCTGTCATTTATTATGTAATGCACTTTAAACCAGATCTGAAAAAAGCACTTCCGCTTGACCAACAAACATTTGACACCATGACACACATGGCGAGCATGATTGAGCGCGAAAACGATATGGTGGAGAAAGCCTACCAGAAGTCGATGCGTGAAGATCAGTTGGATGAAGATGCAATTGAGGCAGTAACAGATGTAGTTGGCGACGATCTCTCGGCAGATCTTCAAGACGATTAATAACTTCAGAATTTAAAGGGGGGCCTTCGTGCCCCTCTTTTTTCCCTCTGAATAACTGGAGTTATAAATATGTCTATAAATACATTAGAAGCCAAACTGCGAATGACAATGGACAAGTTGTCTAATGGCGAACCTGTTGAATGTAAGGACGAGTGGATTGAAGCCGCTGGTGAAATGTTCAAGGAAGGTTTGCGTAAGCAGTTAAATAGAAAGAACGAACCCTTTCGTTTGCGTATGAGCAATATTGGGCGTCCTACCTGTCAACTCCAGATGGAGAAGGCTGGCGCGGAAAAGTCTAAGATGCCGTACAATCACATTTTAAGAATGATGTTTGGCGATGCAGTAGAATGCATTGTTGAAGTCCTGTTGCGTGTCTCTGGAGCTAACATCACTGGTGGCAAGTCCCAAGCTGAATACAAGATAGCTGGTACTGTTATCAAAGGTGAGAATGACATCGAAATCGATGGCAATACCTATGACACAAAGTCTTCTTCTCCTTGGGCCTACGATAATAAGTGGCAGGATGGATGGCATGGCGTAGCTAAAGATGATGCGTTTGGGTATACAGCCCAATTGCTCGGCTACTCTAAGGGCACAGGAACAGGCCTTGGCGGCTGGATCGTTGTTAATAAGAGCACGGGTGAACTTAGCGTGGTGGAAGCTACTGCTAATAAGCAAGAGCTTGAAGAGTTAGAAACAAAGATAACTAACACTATTGAACTCGTTAACTTAGACGGGGAATTTAAACGATGCTTTGAGCCCGCTGACGAATACTTCCGCAAAGTACCTACGGGAAATAAACGTCTGCATACAACGTGTACCTTCTGTTCTTTCACTAGCGAGTGCTGGCCTGATGCTCAGTACAAGCCCCAATCAGGGTCTAAAGCTAAGAACCCAAGATACTATTGGTACTCGGAATATAATGATGAAAAAGAATAAGTTTAATCCCAGAGCTAGGGCAATAGCTAATGGGTACCGTTCAGGACTTGAGGATAAGGTACAGTCGGATCTAACAAGCCGAGGTGTAGACGCAGAGTACGAATGTTTTCGTATACCCTACGTCGTTCCAGAATCTGATCATTATTATACCCCCGACTTTTTACTTCCTAATGGGATCGTAATTGAAACCAAAGGACGCTTCACTCTGGAAGACCGGCGCAAGCATTTGCTTTTGAAGGAACAGTATCCTGACCTCTGTTTGAGGTTCGTCTTTACCAACAGTAAGGGCAAAATCCGTAAGGGCAGTAAAACTACATATTCAATGTGGTGTGATCGGTATGGTTTTGAGTACGCCGATAAACTGGTTCCCTTGCCGTGGATTAAAGAGCGCAAGAAGACTGCATCTTTAAAAATCATTAACGGTCTAAGGAACGTCAAATGAACGACAATGACGAGTATACGCCAAATGCTATTTTGATAGAGATATCAATTGATGATGAAGGACGCTTGATATGCAGTGGGGGCTGGAGCTTTGATGAAGGCTACCCTGACGATGCAGTGGACTTCTTACAGGACATCTTGGCTGGCGTGTACGCTCTAATAAACACTCAAACAGATAACGTACTTGCGGCGGGTAAGATTATACGAGCCGCCCCCGGTTTTGAGGGCTTTGAGCCTAAAGACGAGGAGTTTGCGATAGAGTTTGAGCCTGACGAGGAGCTTTTAAAAACAATTAAAAAAGAGGATCGGCTAGATTTAAACGTCATTAAATTTGATCCCAAAAAACATAGGAAGCACTAATGAGCAAAAAGGAAATCAAAACGGTTTATGCTCACACATACCCCTTCGACACCGAGGCAGATAGTCAATCGGTAGAACTTGCGGATACGCAAAACGAAGTGGATATGGTGAACCATCCACCGCATTACACAAAGCACCCTTCTGGTGTTGAGTGTATTCAAATAACTG